TTCGGTTTTCCATTTTCCGGCAGCCTGACTATCTTCTTGAAGTCTTGTTTTAAACAATTCCTGGTATCTCTCTTCGTCGACCAGGTTTTTGGTTTTTCTACCAAAGTCAATTGCGAGATCAGCCGTGTGAGTTGCCTGGATTATTTTTAAATTAGGTTGATTCCCAATCATCCATGCCGGGAGTAAGTATGAGGCAAACTCCGACTTTGTGTGTCTTGGCGGCATGTTGATGATTAGTCGTTTAATTTTCCCCTGTGCGAGGTCATTAAATTTTTTATTAATAATTCTATGATGGGAACCCTCGATAAACTCGGGCCAAACGTACTTCACAAAACTTAAAAAATTTTTTGTAATATTTGGGCGAGCTTCGTCTAATGCTACACTTCTCTCAAGCTCAACTAGCTTAGAGCTTTCTTCGGGGGTCAGTCCCTCTAAATTTTTTGTAATATTTTCTTGCTGTTGCATATATCAGATATGTTTTCAAAAGTTGTACCTTAACCGTCTGGATTAGTCAATAAAGGGTAAGGTTGGGACCCCTTTTTATATATATCCTGGGTGGGCCCTCCCTAAAATTTTCGAGTTTTCCGCTTGACATGGTACCTCTATCGTGTGGGGTGGGCCCGCCCGGATTATTTTTGAGCTATGCAATTTATGCATGGGATATTGTGGGAAAGGGTATGTGTTTATTGCATGGGATTAAATGGGATTTAAACAAGGCGGGTTATACCCGCCTTGCTCGGCTCTATGACTTACTCGCTAGAGTTCTTAAAACTAGTCTTCCATTTTTTATGCCTACTTCAACATTGTCCTTATCCCCTTCGGTCATCTGAAATCTTGCCATAATTTTATGTATGCGTTCAACTGATTTCTCAAGTGTCTTCACTCTATCCTCAAGATATTTCATCTTCTTCTCTTGATACATCTTATCTTTATTTGCTGAGTGCAATTCAAAATGTTCTTCATTTAGTTGTGTCATCTTAACCTTTCATTTAGTTTATTTTCTTTTTTTACTTGGTCTATTTTTAAATAGACCAAATAAATTATATTAATAATAAATAGACTTCCAAATATCCAGAAGTATATATTCCATGTCATTATGCTACTTCCACTTTCAATGGGTTTGTTGCCTTTCTCCACTTGTTGCCTTTCGCACTTGGTTCTGCATTATGATCCCAATATACAAAAATATCGTTTCCTTTTATATGTATATGTTTTCCTTTAATATTTGTATCTGGTTTAGTCCAAGTGCCAAATCTTTTAATTAATTTATTATCATGTTTTTTAGCACGATAAGAAATCCAGAAATTGTTGGCCTCTATTAATTGTTCTAGTATTGTTTTACTCATCTTGTTCTCCTTTCTTTTTTTCTACTTCTAACTCCTTCTCATTAATTAACTCTTGCAATTTATTTTTTTGATTTAACAAAGACAATAATTGTCCTTGAAGAAATGCAAGATCAATATAGTATTTTGGATTGTATGTCATTTTTACCTTTCTGTTATGTATGGGATTTTATATTAATCCCATACATAAATCAACAACTATTTTTTGCCAAGTTGTCGCATCTAGTTTACATTATTTAGTCTTTTTTTCCTTTCTGTTTATTGTTCTATGGCTTTTGGTTTCTCGTGCCAAGATACACCCAGATATTTAGTCATCTGCTTGTTCAATGCTTCAATTAAAGTTGTTGGCGCTTCACTTTCCATAATGCTATCCAACGCTGATCTTTTGATCCCCTTTAATCTAGCAAGTTCCTTGCCCTCGGGTCTTTTCTCTATTTCTCTCTCGGCAAGTGCTTTTGCCCAAGTTCTAATTTGATCGTTGCAATCTGATAGTGTTATTTTATCGTCGTCATACCTACCACCAGAATATCCTCTATCAAATTTAGAGTTTAGGTCTTCCTTCATCTGTTTATTAGTCGCTTTCTTCTCAAAGAAACTTTGTGCTGATTTTTGGGCTTGGGCTAGCATTTCTTCAGCGGATTTCAAAGCGTCAATGATCTTTTGTGCGCCAATCTTAACTGCGAGCTTCTTACTCGCTTTGTCAGTCGCTTCAGTTGTATACTGCTTGACTAACAACTCTTGTTCATCAATTAAAGGATTGAGAGTTCTTTCAACTTTTCTCTCAAAGTGCTCTAATTGATATTTTGTCATTTTAGGCATATTTTTTCCTTTCTGTTATTCTGGGATATTATATTAATTTAAAAAGGTGTCAAATCTTTTTTTATTTTTTTTTTCTGTAAGATTTCAAGCGGGTGGGCCCGCCCGCATAGTTCTTAAAAGCTGTCAAGAAAAAAATTTAAAAATAGTTCTTGATATTATTATTAATAGGATTATAAGGGATATATTAATTTAATTTACTTATTTAGATAATTAAATTGATGGGACAACTTCTGGTTGTAGTTGGATGGTTAACCTTTAACGAAAACCAGAACTGATCCCTGATCCATTGATTCGTACTATGCATAGTGCGTATTTTGTGTAAGTACTTGCACATAGACAATGGATCTGGGATCAGATAAAATGGCTAGGATTTTATCGTAGTAGAACCGACTCTAGCTGGTAGGTTCTACTGATCCCTGATCCAATGTGAGAGATTAACAAGTGTCACTCTCATAGTGGCATTGGATCTGGGATTAGTGTACGACTGTCTTGACAATGAGTAAAGGATAGTATAGGATAAAAATAGGAAGGAATAATATGAAAGATAAAACACTAATAGTAAAAAAGAAAAATGTCTGGGGCACTGAGCGAATATATCCAGTGTGTAATGATGCAATTTTATTTAGTTGTATTGCTGCATCTAAAACATTATGTCCAATAACTATAGCCAACATTAAAAAATTAGGTTATAAATTTGAAACACAGAAAGAAGAAATATAAATATGGGATATACTAACTACTGGCACAATAAAAGAGCATTCACTAACGATGAATGGAAAAAAGTAAAAGATGAATATGAATGGTTAAAAGAAATGGCGGAAGGAATAATAATTGATGAGTCAAAAAATAATGATGAAATAATATTTAATGGTAATTCAATTGGAAACCTAGACCATGAGACTTTTTATATTAGTAAAAAAAATAATGAGCCAAGTTTCAATTTTTGTAAGACAGCAAGAAAGCCATATGATTTAATAGTCTGGCACTTGTTATATTTTATTAAACATGAAACAGGTGCCATGGAAAAAATATCAAGAGACTGGTAATGGCTAGAATTAAGCTGTGGTTTGACCTTGAGAAAGTCAATTAAATTCTATCTAGGGACTTGTCCTTTAAAAGAAGCCACAAGCCGCCGGAACACAAACTCACAAACCTACAAGCTCTCAAGCTTCAAGCTGCAAGCCTCCAAGCCTTCGGCCAAGGGTTCAAGCTTCAAGCCCGAGTCCACAAGCTCCAGGATCCGGGCGCCAGGGTACAAGCGTACAAGCTTGCCCAGGGCACAAGCAACAAGGATATAGGAATTTCTGGGATGCTTCACGTGGAAGGATACCTGGTGCGGGGAGAACCGCACAAAATAGGGTTTTTTAGGGGAGGTCACTTTTAATTCTACAGTAAAAAAATTTCCTTTTTTTGAATATCCCAAAAGGTCAGGAGTACCGGGTAACGCCCAGTTTTCAATACGAATCCACGAAATGGATTTCGTTTTTTCTTTTAACTTTTTCCAAAGCTGACTCTCTTTCATAGGTGGTCTAACCGCCCCTACAACTTACCTACAGTTTAGTGATAATTTTACCCATCGCATGCTTGGGTTCTCTGCATGTAAGAACTAATCGATGAGTCTCAAAGTCACCCAACATTCTGTTTTCCAATAACTTCAATCCCGTCACATCCAATAATTTACCATTGGGTAACTCAACCTGGACTCTGGCGTTTGAAACAACCGGACTTGTAAAAAACTTATCTAAGGCTAATCTAAATGTCTTTCCGTTTAACATGTTGTAAGTATATAATAAATGCTATATATTCGCAATACTATGTCAGGACCACCAAAGCGACTAACACCAATGCAGATGAAGTTTGCTCAGCTCATAGTCTATGGGATTGAAGGAAATCCTATCACCAAGACAGAAGCAGCCAAACGGGCAGGCTACTCCGATGCAGCTAATGAGGGTTCTAAAATGACAAACCCAAAACACTACCCACTCGTATGCGCCCACATTAGTAATCTCAGAGATGAATTAAGGCAAAAATATGACATTACTTATGAAGGTCACCTAGAAGAATTAGGAAAGATA